TCTAAAATATCTATAGGCAATGTATTGTCTATGTCTCTAAATAAATCTTCCCATTCTTCTACTTTTCTAGTTGCTATTATTCTAATTCTATTTATTCTATCTGCTTCTTGTTTTTCCACTGTGAGTTTTTCTAATGCATCTCCGTAGTGTGTTACTTTTGCACTATGATGTTCAATTTGTTGTTGAACAAATGCTTCGTCTATATCTTGATGACAAGTAGGACACTCTCCTTTTAGAGTTCCATACTCTTTTAGAGAGCTTCTATGTTCATTCATTTGATACTTAGATAGTGTAATTTCTTTACTCAAGGACGCCGTGTCAACAGACTCATTGTACTCTTCTAGTTGCTCTTTGTAAGCGCTAAGGTCGATTTCATCTAACTGTTCCTTTGTAAAATTATTTTTTATAATTTTTTTATTTGTTTCAGAGATATTTTCATATTCTCTCATATAAGAACGTAAAGTTTTTTCATTCTCTTCCGACTTAAATGGTAAATCGATTTTTGATAATAGTGATGTATCATCCATTTTATTATCTGACAACCATTTTACAATAGTGTCAATTTTACCTTGCAACCTGGTAGCTTCTGATCCAGATGCTCTTGCTAAGTCTTTAAATACTTCAAAATATTCTACATACTTATTTAGTTGCAATAAGTCTATCAAGAATCTTTTTCTATTAGTATCAGTAGCAGTAAGAAACTGCAGTGATGCATTAGTATTTTGATACACAATCTGACTAAATGTTTTATGGTCTATTCCAATAATCTCTTCTAAAGTTTTATATGTATTTGTAGCTGTATGGCTTGATATATCTTCTCCATTCTTATAGAATTTTACTTTTATATTACCTCTACGAACTACGTCAATTTTATACTCGTCATCTACTACATCAAAAGACAAAGATATGTCATAGCCATTATTGACTTCACGATTTGGTATGTCTGCTTTCTTAATTCCTTTCGAGTTTTTATTGAAAAGAACTTCCTCTAGTATGAGAGGTATAGAGGATTTACCTGTACCGTTAGTACCAACTAATTGTGTTACTATACTTTCGGTTAAATCTAACTCATTGTCTGCTCCATAACTGAAACAATTACTCCACTGCAACTTCTTTAGCGTAATCACTAAACACTCCTAAAATATTTTTTACTTTATCGTCATTCAACTCTAGTATATAACTCAAATATTCATTGAGTTCTTCTTCCATAGACATTTCTTTACTAAGAACAAGAGTTGCTTCTGTCTTTCTTTTTATAACTTTTTTATCAAGTAATTCACTATTTTTGATATTACTTAGATCAGATACATCACCCTCTATTTCATATATAGTGTGGTGATAGTCTGTTTGTACCATCTCTTCTTCTGTTAAAACTGTTTTTCTTATTAACTGCGGCAACTCGAACTGATGCCATGTCCAGTCATATTTATTATCTATAATTAAGTAACCAGTCTTTACAATATTTCTATGAAATGATGTAGTCATAGGGCTTCCAGGGTACACAATATTTCTTTGAGTATTCTCGTGAGCATGTAAGTCTCCTGAATAAACCGTTTTAAACTTATCAAATCTTTCTAAATCTACTTCGGGTACTACATGTGGAGGTATCTCTCCTCTTACATGTGTGAATAATATTTCCGTATCTATATCTTCTATACTATTCTTCTTGTGCAAATCTGCATAGGGTAGAATTGCCCAGTCTCTACTACAGTATGTATCAGTAATTACAGTTACTAAAGGATTCAATTGACTTGTAACTTTGATTAAATTATCGAAGAAGGTTCTGTGTTTCCTTGTAGCTTCGTGATTACCATCATAGATAACTGTTTCTACTTTTGTATTTTTAATAAAGTCAAAATACAAAGTAAGTTCATCCATGGAAGGGACTCGGTCAAACAAGTCCCCGCCAATGATATGTAATGTGACCCCATGCTTCTCTACAGCTTCTTCTATCTGTTCAAAAAACATCTTATAGCGTGAGCATGCCCATGCCATAGGAACGTTCTTTTGTCCCAGCTTAATATGCCAGTCTGCTGTAAATAGAATCATAATGTGCCTTAACTAATGTCAAATTCGTTACTAATAGACTCGTCTGGTGTAGAGTTATCTGCACCTTCTCTTAATCTATCAAGAAGTTCTTTTTGAGCGTCTGGTGTAGGTCTTGTCAAAATCTCGTCCATAGACTTAAGATCTTTTACTAACTCTTGCTCTGACTCAGTTAATGGTCTTGGTTTACATTTTAATGCTTGTAATTGATACTCAACATTGTAAGCCATCGGTCCTGTTTTAACTCTTTTGAAGCATACATCCCAGCCAGTTTCAGGGTCAGTTGGATCTCCGAGATCTTCAGCTGCTACCATAACTTGCTCTAGTAATTTCTTCTTAAGATTTAAGACTTTGACTTTACCGTCATGAATACATTGAATTGCATAAGACCAACCACATTTTAGTTCTGGGTGGTATTCTCTTACCCAATCTTTTTCCACATTAGTAAATGCTTCAGTGTTTCTGTCGAATGACAAACACTCGAAAGGTAAATTCTTTCCGTTTTCACCTTTTAGCCAGTATACATATCTTGGTAACATGTCACCGACTATTCTTATTTTATTATCGCCTTCTACATATTGGTAGCTATCGATTTTGTTCTTTTGGGCTTCGCCCTTGGCTTGATTAAAACTTATTGCCATTTTATTTCTCCTTTATTGATTTCCTCGAACTTGAAGTGAATACGATCCCCTTCGAGCCAAAGTAATCTGTTGCTTTCTATTATGTCTTCCCTACTAAAGTAAAGGAAGTCTAGAGTGGTATCTTTCGTTTTTTGATATTCGTAATAGTTGCGTAGTGACGCGATACCTGCGTACTGTGCAATCTCGCTATCAGAATATCTCCTTCTTTGAATAAACAAAGGCTCAGGATTCACAAGGAAACTATCCCCATGAAAACTTTTTTGCCAGAACTTGTATATTCTATCATGCCTATTAACTGGAGGCAGTTTGTATGTCAAGATGTGTAGGATTGTCAAAATATCATTGACGCTTCCGTTGCTTTCTCTTTTTATCTTTTTCCAATTATAGAGTAACATTATATCAAAAATCTAACCTTTTGTCAAGAACTATTTTTCAGTCCTATAGATAGGAAACTTCATATCCCTGTTTCATGTAATATCCCATTCTCGCACCTGCCTGTTTTCTAGCTGTGCGACCTTCTAAGTGAATATCTACGATTACTGGTTGAGGTTTACCTTCGTTTAATCTTATGACTCTACCGACTAACTGCGTAAGTAGAGGCTCGTTGTTTATGGGCGTCCCCAGTATTAGACAGCTAAGACAATCTACTGAAATACCCTCTGAAAATATACTCTGTGTTCCAAACAGGATATCTTTATCATGGAATATCTCTTTGATCATCTCCCCTCTCTCTTCGTGAGGAACGTCTCCTGTAACGCATATTGCGTTATCTCCTACCAGTGCTGCACTTCTTTTCAGAAAGTCAACTCTGTCACTTACTACTAGAACCTTGTGTCCTTTAGCAGCATAACCTGCAGCTAGTACTGCACATATGTTTTGGTACTCCCAATCATACGCTAATTCGTTGATTCGAGTAGCCCAAGCAATGTTCGCTCCGTCCATGAAGCGTATACCACTTTGTACAATTTCTACGCGAGGCACCATATAGTTTTCTTTTGGTGGTTTATATACTGTATTTGAAAAGTAGTCTCGAAATACAACATGTCTTCCATCCTTACGTTGCATTGTCCCTGTCAGACCGATCTTATGACGAGCCTTGTTAGAGTCAATAATGCGTGTAAAAGTTGGACTTGATACATGGTGCATTTCATCTAATATAATAGTACCGAACTCTTTTGCGATTTTGTCTTGATTTCGGTACAAAGTTTGCACGTTGCCAATGACAATGTCCCTATCGATTTCAAATCTACCCGAACCTATCACACCCGCCGAGACCCCGAAGACTTTCTTACACTCTTTTTCCCACTGCGCTCGTAGCGCTACAGTATGTGTTACTATAAGTGTTTTCTGTTTTAGCTTATTTGCGATAGCTAAAGCTGTAAATGTCTTACCCCAACTGACCCAAGCGTTAATTATAGCACTGCCTTGGATGTCGTCATATACCGATTGCTGTGAATCACGTAAAGTGAACTTAAACTCATAACCTTTGATGGGTACATCATTCCGCTTATCGATTATCTCGTAATCGTTTGGTATCAAATCCGTTCTTCCGATAGGTACAGTAACTAAACCTGCTCGAATTATACCCATATTCTTTATGATGATAGGTGGATCTGTTGGACGTCTTGGCGGTATACTATAGGTGAGTTCTTCATCAAGCTTTGCTTGATATTCCTGAGTTACTTCTATGAATATCCTATTACTTAGGACTGCTTTCATTGAACTCGTCTTCTGTTATGCAGTGCTCGATACCATGATAAGTATAATAGCACTTTAGTTTTACAACTTCTGTACTTGTATTTATATCCCAGTGTCTTACCACATTTGCTACGATAAAGCAACAAGTAATAAGATTACATAGCACAATAAAACTCCTAAAGATAGCCACAATATCTGCTTCCCTGTCATAACCTACTTTCTCCCCTAAACTTTTTGCCCATAATCTCCATATATTCATTTTAAATTCCTCAATAACTCTAAAAGTTCTTCTACTGTTTCCAAATCTTGCTGATTATCAGTATCTATTTCTATTACTATTTTCATACTTTTCTCCAAGTATTTTTCTTCTTAATTTCTGAGAGTTCGTACAAGTAAGATGGTATATCTTTTATGTACAGTACTCCTGCGTATTTTTGTGTTGGCTCGGGAGGTCTTTTTAGTTCAAAAGGAAAAGGTACATTCTCTACATATATGAGAGTTAATATATCTTTTTCTATTACTTTTGTTATCTTACTATAGTATAATTTAGCTGTTATACTTTTTTCGTACCGAAAGAACTTTCCATCTGAATCTACAAAGAACTTCCTTCTATGCCTTGATAAGTCCACAAAGTTATCGATCATATGTCTTAAGTCATACAAATTTTTATGTGGTGTATTTAATCTTCGTTGTCCTATCGTGTAGCCAGAGACATTAGTATCATCTACTACCTGCCCCTCGCACCACAATATTCCATCCAATCTTTCTACTTCATCAGTGTGTAGTACATAGACTGGAAACTCAACATCATTCAGATTCATACTTAGCCTTAAACTTCCCAAGTGAGTAATCTTCATCAACATCAAAATCACAACCGATTGGACAACCTGGTATGGATATACCTCTGTCTTTCTCAATACAGGTTTGTACTATTTCCATATATTCATCAACATCTTCCTCTCTCACTTCTGCAAGAATTGAGTCATGAACAAGGGCAAAGATTCTCATATCTTTCGTCTTGTTTCGTTTGATAATTTCATTATGGGTATCTATAGCACCAAGAAGATTGACATCAGAAGCAATTGACTGAACCAAAAAGTTGATTCCTGACCTTACTTCATGTGATGCAATTCCTTTGTCTGTAGAGCGAACGTTAGGTAGTCGTCTCTTTCTTCCGAAATGGCTATAGATAAATGCATTGTCTTGTATAAACTGTTTCTGGTCGTCTAACCATTTCTTGAGTCCTGCAAACTGCTCAAAGTAATCTTTAATAACAGCACTTGCTTCATTCATACTAAAGTAAGTACCAGAGTCTTTTGTAACTTGTTCACTAATCTTTTTCGGTCCTGCGCCATACATGATACCAAAGGTAACAGCTTTTGCCATTTGTCTCTGTGTACTGTATAGTTTTGCAACTTCATCAACTTCACAAGGTAAGTCAAATACTATCTTCGCAATGTTACTATGGAAGTTACCTCCAGATTTAAATACATTCATAAGATTCTTGTCATTAGCAAGTACAGCCGCACAATATACCTCAGCTGTTGTTAAGTCCATTGCAACTATTTTGTTGCCTGGTGCAGCTTTGATACATCCTTTTACAATTGGATTGTCTCTTGGAATCTGTTGCATATTCATTTTACCACTACTGGAAAGACGTCCAGATGTTGTTCCGTGAAGGTTGAAACCTGTACGAAGTCTGCTGTCTCTATCGAGCTGTGGATAAATTTTATCAAGATATGTACTCTTGATTTTAACTTTCTGTCTTATGTCAAGTACTAACTGAGGTACTTCATGTTCTTCAGCTAACTCTTTTAGGACTTCCGCATCAGTACTATCCGCACCCGTGCCAGTCTTCTTACCAGTAGGAGTCAATCCTATGTAATCAAAGAGTAGTGAACGTAGCTGCATAGTACTGTTTGGGTTAAAGTCTTTCTTTGTAATTTCCTCAAACTTCTTAATCTCAGGATAAGTATATAATGTTGCAATAGCTTCATCAATCTGTTCCTGCATAAGTACTGAAGATTTCTCTAATCTCATTCTATCAAAAGGTACACCTATATCTTGTATATCAGTTAGGAATCTGCACCCAGGAATAAGGATATCTCTGTATACTCCGTACAATCTTTGATTAGTAAGTAAAGGCTTTTCAAACTTTTGGAAAAGAAGAAAAGTACATACTGCGTCAAGAGCTGCATAGTCTTTCATGATATCGAAAGGAATCATGTCCCAAGTAAATTGGTTTCTAAGTATTCCGTTTCTACGACAGTAATCTGCCATCCAATCATACATAGGTTTCTCGTAGTCTCCGTATGGAGTATACTTTAGAGATAATTGTTTTAGGCCGTGAGTGCCTGGATTCTCGTCTAACATGTAATGTAGTAACATGGTATCTTCAAATCTTGGGAACTCAAACCCAAAGTGATACTCAAAGAATGCCAAGTCAAACTTAGCATTATGAAATACCACTCGTTTCTTAGTGAATAGTTCTTGTAGTAGTTGTTCTACTTCTTCATCCACACAATCTGTATCAATATAAGCCCCGTGATCTGGTTCGTATGATATACTCATACCAAGCATATATCCGTCCCTAGGATATAGTCCCGTTGTCTCGGAGTCCAGTGCAATAAAGTCATAAGGAGCATCTAGTGCTTTCTTAATAAAAGCAATGAAGTCTTTAGTTTCTGTTATTCCGTACGCTTTGTCAGAACCAAGTTTCATTACTTTGAGTTCTCCTTTTACATACTTAGTTATATTACCTACTGATTCTTCCCAAGTCTTTTTAGCTTCTGGTTTGAAAGCTAACATAGCTGGGTTAATTATGGGTAGAAATTTCTCGTCGATAACTCTACCACTATATTCGGTTACTGAGCTTTGTTTTGTATAAAACTTTAAACACTCTGAACCTACAAGTATTACCCAATCGTAATCATCAATATTGATATCAATATCGCAATCTCGTTTGAGTACTTTCTTTACTGTTGGGTCAGAACACAGTTGAAATTGGTCAAAATCAAACTGGTTCTCAAACAGTCTTACATAGTCATTACGACTAGGTTTACTTTCTATTAATGCTATTTTAGCCATATAATTGTTCCTTTAATTGTTTTACTTTGTTCTTTGGTAATGCCCCCGCATCCCCTAATTCTCTTGGTAATGTAATGTTTTTGTGTAGTATCTCTGCTATCTCGCACATTTCAATCACTCGTTGTGCTGCATCTTGACCTGCTTGGTCTGGGTCAAATAGTAAATCTATGCCCGATACTCCGCTCATTTTTAATAGTTTTAGCTTTTCTATATCTATGTTTCTTGTCCCAAAACAACAAACAGCATTCTCCAACCCCTTATCATGTAGATTTAGTACATCAAATATACCTTCTACTAAAATGATTCTTCCTTTCATGGGGCGGACTCGAGCAGGAAATAGCGGTAACACAGCTTTTGGGGGATGTATGATATATTTTACTATATCTGTAGGCGATTGACTCCTACAATTAAATGCTACTATTTTTCCTGTCAAGTCCTTGATCGGAAAGGAGAGTCTACCTGTGAATGGTTTGTCTGGATGCACGAAGCAGTCAAACCTTTTATAAGTTTCAGGTGAGATTTCTCTCCAGTTGCCTACGTATGGCATGAAGTTAGCAGGCATCTTTAGTCCAATGGATGATGACCTTACTTCTTCTATTTTTCTTCTAACCTTTTCTCTTCTTATGTCTAAAGGATTAGAAGGCGCATCGAAATGAACAAAGATGTTACCCTTATAGCCACAGGAGAAACAATTGTATACTCCTGTTATTCTATCGATTCTCATACTTGGGTTGCCATCATCATGTTCAGGATTTAAACACGAGACTATACAATCTGCTGGAGATAACTTATACTGTATCTTTCTTTCTTGTAATAGTTCTTCAACTGTCATTTTTTACTTTTCCACAATAAATACATGAACTTCCTATCGCTGTATATACTAATAGTTTTTTGACTTCGCATACATGCGTCCAGAATGTATCATATAATTTTTTCATACTACTTTATGGTACTCCATAAGTTCTTCTAAAGTAACGAATACTTTTAGTACTATTACTTTTTTCATTCCTAATTCTTTGGCTACGTCGTATCGATGATGCCCATTTACTATGTAGTTGTCTTTATCTACTATAATAGGTCTAATCTTAATCTGATTATAACCTTTTCTGGCTTTATCATGCATACCTTTTACTCTTTCAGATTGTGCAGGTTTTATTCTACTTACCAACATATTCATCTTTTTGTACGGATGAGGTGCACTTTTTAAGTGAGACTTTCTTATTTGAGGCATCAATGCTCTAGGATAGTTTTTTGTCTTCATACTGCTCCTGCATTTCAGATTCATAAATTACTCTAAATTCTTCTAATGTTGGTACTACTACTACGCTTTGTTTATACATTGGTCTTATATATTCAATGTATGCGTGTTGTAGTTGCGCTTCTGTGTATAATATCATAGGTCGTCTACCTCTTCTCCTGTTTTCATACTGTTTGACATATCCTCTTTATCTTTAGGATTAATTTGTGATTGAGGTCCGATTTTAAGTGTTTCCCAATCAATAACACTACTGAAGCTTTTCATAACATTACTACGCATCTTTGTGCAGTTGAATGTCATACAGTTATCTTCTTGTTCCCAAGTTTCAAGTGAGTAAGCTGCATCAGCAGCATCAAGTATACCTTTTGCAAACCTTGCCTCTCCACTTGCATCAGTCTGGTAAGGTGCAAAGAACATAGTCTCATATTCTTGTGCATACAACTTCATTTTCTTACTTACTTCTATTTGTTCTGTCCAATCGTATTGACCAGATCGACTTGGTGCATTGTGACGTTTAACCTGGTTCAAATAGTCCACTATTACAACTCCGATATCAAGTTGGTTGACTTTTTTGTCAAGCTCTGACTGTATCTTGGAGAGAGTTAGTGCAGGGTCATAGATTACATCTATTTGCCTGTCTTTGTGAAGCTGTAGCCTTGTTAGTTTAGTATGAAATGCCTCAAAGTCCTTTGTTTTCTCAAACTCGGGAAGCAACTCATGCCCACCATCAAAACGTCCAGCCCACCAGCCAGCAACGAGAGACCACTCTGGACCACTTAGCATTTTGCTACGTAATCTTTTGAGAGGTACTTTAGTTGCAACAGAGCATATTCTTTGTAGTATAGAACGACTATCCATCTCAATAGTGAAATAAATAGCCGAACGACCACTTTCATATACGTTAGCTGCTAAATTACAACAGGTAACTGACTTACCTGAACCACGTCTTCCTCCCACAAGCACCAAATCTTTGGGAGAGAACTGAATTTCTGAATCATAATCAGAATTGAGCCCTAAAGGTAAATACTTAGATAGTTCTTTGTCATCCTCAAATAGAGAGATTTTTTCCATACTCTCTGCAGGTGGTTTGACATCTACCGACTCACTTACCTTTAAAACTATTTCCTGTAACTGTTCTATGTTTTCTTCTGCTGTAGCCATAGCTACTGTATTATCTATATACCTATCAAGTTGATCTAAGATTTCTACTTGTGCATACTCATTTTTTAGATAGTCAAGTAAAAGCCAAGCGTCTACCTCGACATCTACTGATTCGATTGCGAATATTTTTTCTTGGAGTTTTCTGTCACGGATTTCGTAACGTAGGTCTTCGAACTGGGGAAGGTCTTGATATTGCTCTATGTGCTTGTCAAGTACTTTAAAAATAGATTGAAAATCACCAGGTAGGTAATGTTCCTTGAGGTTTGCCCAAGTATCTAAATCTTTTTGTACTATGATTTGCTTTAGTAACGCACTCGCAATATTCAAACTAACTCTCCCAAGTATATGATAAAAAAATGGGTAGGGACAATAGTCCCCACCCGACTAAATGCAAGAAATATTAACCTATTTCTTTTTTAGCAGCGCCGTTGTAATCGGAACATGTTAGACCTCTTCTGGTCAACATTGTTTTAACTCCTCTTACTGTTTTGCCGATTTGGTCAGCGATTTCGTCAACTGTTAAAGTTTCGATATCGATGTCAGCTAAAACGTCAGCTTTGCTTGAACCTTTAGTTTCTTTCTGCTTAGGAATCGCGTTGATTTCACCACTTCTTAGTAAAGATAAAGCTTTACCTCTGATTGAATTTACTGATTTG